GACCGCGCTAACGGTGGACACGGGGGAGATGGGGAGTTCGACGGCGTTAAAAATCGGAAAATCAGAAAAAATAAACTTGAGCGTGCGGTTGATAAAGGCCCTGCCCGTGTAAGCCTCGCCCCACTCGACGGCGGCGGAGATCAGCATGGTCAAATAGGTGTCCTCACTGGCGTCGGAAGACTCAAGGCGCAATTGCACCTTGGCCTCCGCCAGGGTTATAGGCAATACGCCCGGCGCAGTCACCTGCACAAGCTCTTGGATATCCGCCGGGCGCATGTCGTTTGTCATCCGAAAATACCTTTACTTCTTGGGGGGGGTGCCGCTCTTGTTTTCGGGGGTGGCGCCCAGGGCCTTGTTTTCGGGGGCCGGGCCCTTGGCGGATTGGTTTACCGCCTCGGCGCGCTTGCTGTTGATGAGGATTTGCGCCAGGCCCGGGGGGACGTTGACAACCTCATCTCGCGCGTAATGTTTTGTCGTCAGGCCATCAATGGACAAATCCATGTCATTGGCCATCCGGATGGGGATTGCATTGCTCATGTTACCTCATTGGGTGGTTGGGGGAGGGTTGCTCCCCCAAATGGGTTACAACACCGGGGCGTTGTGGGGGTCAAACCGCTCATTGACAATGCCAATAGGCGTCCCGTTGGTGTGGGTGCCGGTGGCAGTGGCCAAAACGCGGAAATACCGCTTGTCACCCAGGTATTCCAGGGTGACGGGGCGGCTGTCCCCGGTCAGGGTGTTGATGACATGGGTTGCGACGGTCTTGAGCTTGGTTCCCGCCACATGGTCCACGACCAGCAGGCCGCCCACAGCAACAGCGGTCCAGGTGGAGTTGTCGGGGGAGTCCTCAGCGGACAGGGTCCAGTAGACGCTGCCGGACAAGGTGTCCCCGGAGTTGCCCACCAGGATGGTGGACGCGCACCCGTTGTAGCCTAGCTTGTCGATGGCGGTGCCGGTTACGGTGGTGGTGGCCACGGCGTTGACGTTTCCGTTGGCCAGCGCCACGTTTTCCACAAAAGTGTTCATGTCCACGCTCCTTAGGCGATTTTGAGCAGTTTGACAGCGTCGTGATTTAACACGCCGCCCCCGGTATATTTATTGAATTGGAACTTGACGACGCCCTCGGTGGCGTATGGGTTTTTGAGCAGAGTGATCCCCGCGCGGTCCACGATCTGATACGCCTGGCGGAAGTCGGCGATCACGGCGGCGATCACACCGGTGGTCGGAGTAGCCGCGAGAGTCGCGAAATCCTGCATGAAAACCACCGGGGTTCCCATGAAGTTGAACTTGGGCGTGGAGCCCATCAGCAACACATCCAGCTCGATCTGGTACTCGCCCGAGGTGCTGGCTTGCTCAGTCAGCAGGGTAAACCAGGTCTGGCGCTTGATGCCAATGGTGGCCTGTTTGGCGTACTCGCCATTGAGGGTCCCGTTGAGCTTGATGAGGTCCAGCCACTTGAGGGTGTTGGCGGCGCTGGTGGCGACCTGCTCGATTTTGCCAAAAGTGGTCCCGTCGGGGTAGGACAAGATGCCGTGCGGCTTATTGTTGCCATCCCCGGTCAAGTAGTATTGATTCTCCTTTTTCGAGAACCTCCGCGCCACGCGCTCGGCGATCCACTGCTCCAAGTTGACCTGGTTGTACTCCAACATTTCGATGGTCACAGGGGGGCTGGCGGGGATGCGGTTCAGGTCGATTTTGACATTTTGGATGGTCGGTATATTTTGAGACCCGGCCGAACCCTCGGCAACGAAGTCGGCGTCAAAATCCTCGGAGTTGACCGGGATGTTGATCGAGGGGCCGGAGATGGTCATCACGTTGGACAGCTCACGGATGGGGCTGGTTTCCAGGGCCCAGGTCCGGATGGTGCGGTCAAATTGGGGGGGAACCAGATATCCCCCGGCGGAATCCTGGCCAATCATGAGGCTCTTAGCCTCATCCGGGGCCATGGCGTTGACCTCCAAATTTTTTGCCGCGTATGCAAAAAACGCCTTATGGTACGCCTTTGCTTGGTCAGGGGTGATGCTGACGTCCCGGCGGTGGCCCACCAGGGTATCTTTGAGCGATTTGGCCTCAAAGCCCCAGTCAACGGTCTTGCTTGCGGTAGACCCGTTGGCTTCGGAGTTGGCCAGCATCAGTTGCAGGGTATCCAGGGCCCGCTTTTGCTCTTCGGCCTGTTTTTCCATGGTGGCAAATTTAGCTTCCAGGGCGATGCCCAACTTTTCGGCCTTTTCGGCACGCTCGGCCGCCGGGGCCACCTGGTCTTGGATGGTTTTTTTCACCTCGGCGACGAGGTTTTTAGCCTCCGCCAACACATGATTTTGATCGGTCATTTTTGATCCATTGGTTTGAGGGATGCGGTGAGTTGCTTCAGCTCATCGGCGAGGCCTCCCGCCCCGCCTTGCCCAGCATCCCGCTGGCCAATGTTTTTGAGGTCTGCGACCCGCGAAATAAGCGTCTTGGCCTCCGTGTCGGAAAAGCCAGGGGCGCCTTGTAGCACCGCCTCCAGGTCGCGGATGGTTTTGGCATCCGCAAACAGAGGGGCGTAGGATTTGAAGGGGCTATCGCGCTGCATCTTGGCGTAGTAGCGCTCGATGTTCGCCTGCACCCCGGGGCGGTCAGCGTCAGGGATATCGACCCCACCACGGGCGCCGCGCATCGCAGCAGCGCTCGCAAAGACGGCGCGGGGGATGACCTTAAGCTCGCCTCCGATCACGTCGGCGATGGGGAGCTTGTAGGCCCCAAACTGGTCGGATTTTTCGGAGTCGAACCACAAAAATGCTTGGCGGTATCGCTCGGACGGCACCTCAGTGGAGCGGGTAAATTCGCGCACCCGTCCGATTGCGGCGGCGGCGTCCCACTCCAACGTGTCATCCGCCAAGGGCAGGTCTTGGTAGGGGACGACAGACTTGACCCCGAGCACCACGGCCTGGGGGTTCATCGGCATCGTGACAAAGCTGATTTCGTAGAGGTAGACCTCCTTGAGCAGGCGATAACCCTCCTTCGTCATTTCGTAATCAATCGCGCAATACCCGATCGACATAGAGTCGATCCCGCCAAGCTCAAGTTGCGGTATCAGCCTACCTTTGGTTAGGGTGTCCGTAAGAGAGAGCTTGCCTGTGATCAGCAGCCCTTTATCGGTTTCGATGGCGCTGGTAATTACGCCAGCCGGTTCGCGCTGGTCATGCATCCAAAGCAGGCGAGGGGTTCGATCTTTTAGGGACCGGGTGAAGGCTCCCTTGACCACAATGTCTCCGCCCAAGTCGCGGTTGCCAAAGGTGCTGGCGTACGCCTCAAACGTGACGAATTTTTTGTCCGCGCCTTCGTCGATGAGCTTAAACTCAATTCCGGTGTGGATTTTTTTCTCGATTTTCACGCCGATTCTCCTTTTTTTACCATGATTTCAGACGATCCTCACCATGTCAAGATGCTTGAGCATCGGCAATGGATGACATTTTTGACTGACGCCCCGTGCGACGTGTCCCCGGGGTACGATAATTGCTCCCCCCACACCGTGTACAACCCATCAAACTCGCGCGTTTGCCCCTCTGCCCGCATGTGCTCCTCGCGGGTGCGGTTATCCAGGCGGGCCACCCATGTTTTTTTGGCCGCTCCGGGAAGGCGGTTGACCTTGTAGAGTTCCTGGGCCTCCACCTGCTTGGCATTTTCGGTGGCCGCATTGGTCTCGGTGATGACAATGGCCTCGATCCGCTCGGACACCGAGGCGTTAAAGTCTCGCACGATCCTGGCGGCCTGCTGCGTTGCCGTCGGAGCAGGTGACCCAATAGGGACTGGCTCACTGGCCACGGCGCTGGTGATCTTGGCCAAGTCCTGGCTGGTGGTGTCGGCGATGTACAAGGATTGCTGGCGCGCATGCGCCTTGGCCCACTCAAGTAGGTTGCCCGCGATCTGCGCATCCAGGGGATCGGCGACCTTGGACTCGGCCCGGTAGATCATCCCCTTGCCCAGGCGCGCGCGGATCGTCCCGCCGAATGCACGTCCACACGCCTTGTAGTGCTCAAGCAGGATCACCTCAACTGCTTGCTGATGCTGCCGCATGTCGGGGATCGTCTGCCTGGATGCCCATGTGATGGCCAGGTCGGTCGCAACCGACGCAAATGCTCGCTTGATTTGCGGGCGCAGCTTGCTCTCAAGGGCCAGTTTGACAGCCAGCTCCGCCGCCGCAATCGTCTCAAGCTCAGCGCTGGCCATGGATGCGATCCCATAATTCGTCCATGTCCACATCCAGCTTTTTGCCTTCGACCTGACGCCCCATCAGCTCAGCCCACCGAGCCTTTGTCTTGGCCGGGGTATCGCGGTTGTCGTCCGTGTAGCGATCCTGGCCAATCGGCACCAAAGTTGACGGGCGAAGCAGCTCATCCCCGCCGTCTATGGACTCATATCCCACATTGGCGCGCAACTCATTGACGGTCAGCACGCCGGTCTTGGAGAGCGTGGACAGGTTGGCGTAGGAGCGGGTATCCAGGGCTGTGATTGATGCAGGGTCAAGCGTGAGGGTTAGCCCATCCATCCCCTTCCAGCGATGGGCCATGCGGCGCTGCAACACAGACAGGATGCGCTTCGCCGCTGGTAGCACGGATTGATCGTAAAAAACGAGGCGGGCCGTGTCGTAGTTGGACAGGGTCATGTTTTCCGCGCTCACCAGCGGGAGGGGGATTTTTAGGCGCGAAAACACGATGCTTGTGAGCTGGCGCTGCAGGGAGGCCCAGTCCATGTCCCGGTTGTTGATGAGTTCGGACTGGAATTTTATCCCGGGCGGCAAAAATGGGACTCGCCCAGACCGGCCCGCCCCACCATAGGCGGCGGCGAAGTTGTCTCTCAGCTCCCGGCGTTGATCGTCGCTAATCGCCACGTCTTGATCGGCCGTCAACATCCCGCCTGGACGTGCCCCGGCGCGCAGCAACCCCGTATTGTGCAGGTTGGCGGTGATGAGCTGCTCGATCTCGGAGTAGGCGGCCTTGAGGATGGTCACGCCATAGGGGTAGCTCGTGCTGCGATTGGGGTTTGGCCCATGGATCGGGATCAGCTCATGCATTTGGCCAAAAAAATACCGCACCATGCCTGTGCGAGTATCGCGCTCACCCACGAAGCTCATCGACCCAGACCCGCCCGGGCTGTACATGTACGAATCCGGCTGGGGTGACGACCCACACATGGCGTCTAAATGCTCCGCGCTCAATACCTCCATCGCCACGGGCGGTCGGTCGCGCATGCCCTTGAGCAGGATGTACACGTTGGCGGTGACAGTGTCTTGGACGGTTGCATCCCGCACAAACTCACCCCAGGTCTGCATGGGGTTCGGCGCGCGCAAAAATGTCAGGTAATCGTGCCTGGAGACGTACTCGCTCTTGCGCTCGTCCCACAGCACCGGGTCAATGCTGGACATAGCGTCGGCCAGCATGTCAACACCGGTGGCCACGGGGGCGGAGGATTTGTAGTACTGGATGGATTTTCCGGGGGTAATGTCAGATGAGGCTATGGATACGGGGTCTCCGGTCATTATCCCGCCCAAAAAACCGCCTTGACCAATCCATGCATTGCTGGACTTGCTCTCTCCGACACCAAGCCAGTCCCTGATTAGCCCCTTGAAGTCCATGCGCGCCTCATTGATTGTTTGGGCAATGATTACATACGCGAGCCAGCATTACAATGCCCCCATCGGGCCACTCAACTGCCTACGGGACAGCATGTAATCTGCGAGCGACAGAGCATCCACCTGGTCATCGTGGCGGGAGTCCGGGAACGATTCCAGCTCGTCCAAAAACGCCTTATTCCAGGGGGCTCGCACGAGGCGTACGTTGCCCTGCTCGGCCATGGCGGATATACCACCGGCCCGCTTGGCCTTGTCGCCCGTGACTGGATATGCCTTAACGACGGCCTTGCCATGTAGCAGATTCGTTCGGCGTCCGGCCTGGTCCTTTCCGGCCTGGGCAGGGTCCTGGGGGATCACAAACCTTGCGCCCGGATACTGCTCGGCCATCTTGAGCATGGCCTTGTCCACGTCGAGGTATGAGCCCTGCAAGCGGTGGACGTGCTCAATGTAGATTTGCCCGTCTGGGGTCTTGCTGGCCACCACGGCAACCGTCCAGTCACCGCCCCCCAGGGTCGCCGCGAAGTCCCAGGCGATTACGCGATTTTTGGCCGCCTCCGCGGGGACTGCATCCGTCATCCCAAACCAGGAGCGCTTAAACATCAGGCCTGCGGCGGGCTTGATGATCCAGTTGCCATGCAGGAGCCGCATCCTCTCCACGTAGGGGAGGGCCAACAGCCTGGCCCGGTAGCGCGGGTCAGACCCCAGCAGCGCCGGGTTGTCCTCCAACTTGGCCGCGATAAACGTGAGTGAGTAGGGCTGGGGCTGGTCCTTGTGGTCATCCGGCAGAGATGGGTCGCCGTGGGTATCTATCAGCTCGCGCGGGGTGTCGGCCCAGACCAGATCATTGCCCACGCGGATAAACCAGCGGATGACCCCGGAGCGCTCCTGGATCGGAAATCCGGTCTCTTGGTCAATCCACCACTCGATTAGCGTGGCCACCCAGCTGTCTGCGTCCGGGTTGGTCGTGCAACGCATGTACGGCCTCACACCGCATGTGGAGCGGTTGCGCGAGAGCATGTACCAAAATTGCGACTCCAAAAAGTGCGTCAGCTCGTCAAAATAGATCGCCGGTATCTGGGAGCCCTGCCACCCGTGCACATCGTCGGCGTGCTCAAGGTGCCGCAAGGACACCCGGGCCCCCGAAGGGAAGTGGTGCTCGAGTACAGAGCGCTTGGGGATGGCGCCAAAATAGGGGTAGATCGTCAGGCTAGAGTCCCACAGGCCGCCCTGGTTGCGTATCTCCGGGGTGGTGCGCCGAAAGATCACCGCGCCAAATTGTGGGTTGTGGATGTGTCGGAGTGGGTCAAGCTCAAGGGCAAACGACTTGCCCGATCCGGCCGAACCCCCGTAGATCGCAATGTCTGCGGGGGTGGAAAGAAATTGGGTTTGTGGCCCCGGTTGCGGGGAAAATACAGGCATGGATTAGAAAAATTCGTGCCATCTCACGCCGCACGAAGCGTCGCCGGTGACAGTGGTTTGCGCGCAAACGGTCAGAGTGTCCTCTGGGCCAAGCATGTACTCTAGGTGGTCGTCGATCTTGATGGTCTCGTTATTAACCTTGGAGAGCTGTATGGACAGCATCTCATGGCCGCCAGTCACTGTCGATGCGTCGTTGGTTGACCGCATCGGACTTTCGACCGCATCAATCTGGGTATAGACGGGCGTCCCGGATAGAGTGGCGTTTTTGATGACCTTGAAATTGAAAGTCTTGGTCCCGTCGGTCGCCATGCTCAAAAATGACATGGTGTGGCGGATGTAATTGACTTTGCCAAAAAATGTGGCATCTGGCTTGAGCGTCAAAATGTTGACGAATACGGTTGGGCTGCCGGTGATGGACTGCGTCCCCGATTTCGCAAAATGCTTGGCCTCCGGGTCGGCTTGGGCATCAGCCATCACCCCCCCATTGACACTGCCAATCTCCAGGGATGACGATGCAGCCGTAGCCCCATTAAGCACCTCCGCCCGAAACGGCAAAAACGGGAGGCCAAAATTGAGGGCCGTGGACCGATTTCGGCGATCTATGGTGTGGAAATTGATTAGGCCGACATCGGTATCCATGTAAAACCGAACCGGAGCGAACCCCAGGTAACCCCAGGTCATGCGCAAAACGTTGCCAAATCCTGGATCCCACCGGTATCGGCTCTGCCCTTCGCCGTCCAACGGGTCATCCCATGCGGATTGCGCTACCCCCATGAGCATCACGCCATCCGACCACAGCTCCACATACCAGATGCCCCCGCGCCTATGGAGAAGCAGGCCATCCATAATCGTCTGGGACCCGAGGGTGGGGGTGACCGTGTAAGCCCCGACGCGATGGATACTGTCTGCCGTAAGCCCGTAAAATATCGGGGTCACCAACAGGTATGATGCGTGGCCTGGGCGGTAGATGATGGTCTCATCCGATTGCGCATACACCGTGCTGGCTGAGGTCACCCCCGTGTCCAGCCGGAGCTTAGACCCTGGCGTGGTCTCCGCGTGCGAGCCCGTCCCGCCGTGGTAAAGATTGCGCTCCGAAATGCCATAGCCAAATTTTAGCGCGATGTAATCTCGGCGCTGAGTGGTGACAAGATCGCCAAACTCACCCACTACGGCCTCTTCGCCGTCCGAACCGATCAGGGACACGGCGGGTATGCTGTCGCCCTGGGGGGTGATTACGTGGACTGTCTCGGATGACGGGCGCTTGGTGGTGGTCATGGGCATGGCCAGATGTGGGTGCATTAGATATCAGCACTCTACCTTGGGCCACACGCCTTTGCAATCATTGGCCCTTGGGGCGAAAGTACTCCCGACCTCCTGCCGTAGCCGTGGCCAGCTCCCCGTAGGCCTCATAGAGCATGGCGCGCTCCTCCTCCGTCACCACTCCGTCATCCATGGCGTGGGCCAGGGTTTCGGCGACGCGCGCAGCCCGGGCAATGATGCCCATGGCCATCGCAAACGCCCGCTGCTCTGTCATTATACCCCCGGGCAGATCAACCACTGCCTTGCCGTAGGCCCGGTAAGCCTCATTTGCCGGGGCCCAGTCATAAGCCTTGTCAATCTCAAGCGCCTCATCAACCCCCAGCTTGGCCTTCCGGCGCCCGTCCTCCCCCAGCGCGTCTGACAGGCAATTGCTGAGGTATGTGGGAGCCACCCCAAGCCTTACGGACATGGCCTTTGTCCCGCCCGTGCCGTCCTCGACATGGCGCTTGTACGGGGCCAGCAGGTTGATGCGCTCTTGATGATCCATTCGTGGGCCTCCAATTTTAACATGGTTTCGGGGGTTAAACTGCCTTAATCAAAATTAATTATTAAGGCAGATCATGTGCTTAGATGATCTTGCGGCGTTTTGTCGCATACGAAAAATCAACCAAGGGAGCGCAGATGAAAACCATCTTGATCGTCGATGCAAACCAGCTGGCCAGGGACTACGTCAAATCCGTTTTGCCAGGGCAGGCCACCCAAGAGGAGTCAAGCCCCATCAACGCGCTCATGGCCCTTGAGCGTGATCCTGACATCAAGGGGGCTATTGTCGATTTGCAGATCGGCGGGGGTCTGACAAGCGGGGTGAGGTTCGTCCGGGAGGCCAAGGCGAGGCGTCCGTATGTGCCCATCATCGTGCTCACGGGGTTTGCCCTTGAGGATGTGGACCGGACGCTGATCGCTCGTTGCATGGATGACGGGGCCTTCGCCATTATCCCCAAGCCTGGCGGGCAGGTAACGGTGGATCAGTTTACGGCTCAGCTACAAGCGGCGGTCAGCTTTGCGCTTGGCAGCCAGTACGTGGGGTGAGGCCCTATTGCCGCTGGCCCTGTATCATGGAGGGGGCCATCAGCACCGGGATGTCGTCTGAGCTACGCCCACTCGCCAGGGCCATACCAATCACACGGACACTCTCCCCTGGGTTTGGCCTGGCGGGCACGGCGCGGCCTTGTCCATCTGACGTCAATAACTGTCCGAAGTTAACCATATTTCCTAACCTAACCACAGCAACTCCATAGATCACTACATCAACGATAGCCCCATACATTGGGGATCGTTCGCTTGTAACGCCCAGCAGGTCTTCCGTCGCTGACTCGGCAAGTTTGACTCTGTTCCCGCCTGGGATGGCCGCCACGATGTGGTATTCTTTTGCCTTTCCGTCGCAGATGTATGGGGCGGTTAAAGCGGTACGTCGTTTGGGCTTAAGCTCTTGCAGGGTGGTTGTCATGGTTCACCGTTCGGTTGGGGGGTTCCGCGGCCTCGGCCATGAAGGTCTTGATCAAAACAGGGTTTTGCATGGGGTCACAATCCTTTCTGGGAAACATGGTTCACTGCGTGGGTGAACGTGATGACGTGGTCGCCGGACTACATGGGTTCGGCCTTGTCGCCCGTAAACTCCACGCTGATTTTTCCGTCTGGGCTGCCCATGTATTGGGTCGCCTTGGTAACACGTGCATTTGCGATGGAGTAAACCTCCCCGTTGTAGCACTCCAACATTAGGGCATTTCCATCCCAGCTTAGTATGTCAGCTGGGGAGGTGTTTTTACCTGTGGATATGTCCACATTTATGGTGGATGGCTTGGTGGTGTGGTAGTGGTAGATGTGGCCGTCGGCGGCACGATAGTACTCCAGATAGGTTCCGCCGGGGATAAATCCCCCACTCTCGGAGATTTCCAACTGTTCGCCGTCCACGTAGAGTTTGACGATGCTTAAGGCTTTGCTCATGGGTTCCTCTTAAGAGGGGTCCTCGTTTTGGGTTTCCGCCGCCTGGGGCGGCCAGATCGCAATCTCAGATAGGAGCATGGCGCAAACAGCCTCTTTGTTTTCGTGCTTGGGGGCGTATGAGCGCATGAGCGCCCGAGTGTACCGCGCCACCCTCGTTACCCATTCAGGGTCCAGCCCATCCTTATATTTCAAGGGGGACTTTAACCCGCGGAAAAACATTTCATCGAAGAGCTTGTTGTAGGGGGTTTTACCCCCATAAAATCCACGCTTTTTTGCCTCTTCAAGCAAGCGTTCGTCAGTCCCGAATGTCGGGAAAGCCAAATCAACCTCTGTTACTGCAAGAAATTCAAACTTTGAGAGATCCATGTTACTCCTATGGTTTACTGGGCGGTGTCATTGGATATGGACTGGGGCTCTGGCTTGCCTTACCGCCAGATCGCCCACCATGGGCGGTTAAGATGGTCCAGCTCAGCTTGGCCCTTTTGCAGCTCTACCTCTCGGGCTTGCCATCCCATCAATTGGTCGCGCCAGTCGTTGCAGGCGGTGTAGTTGGCCTCGATGGTGCCGGTAAGGTCTGCAATTGGGACGGGGGCCGCGTCAGCCATTCGTCCGGGATCGGGCGCCTCGCCAGTGGCAAGGAGGTCGTGCAACACGCGGACAGAGCCAGGGAGCACAGGATCAGGCAGTGGACAGGTCTCATTTTTAGCCTCGTGAACTGTCAAGGATTCCTTGACGGTTGCGATTATGGCCTTGCGCTTGGCGCTGGCCGATTTAAGCGGTTCGATGGCCTGGGCCACGTTGGCGTCCACCTTCGTGGCGACGATGGCCTGATTCGTGGCGCGGGCCACCTCCGACTCGGACGCATAGTGGTACATGGCCAGAGCCCCAAACGCAAACCCGATTGCCAGGGTGGTCAAGATGCGGATCATTTTTTTGCCCTCCAATCATCGTGGAGGGGAGTCAGCAACAAGCCCAAGTACAACCCGTCGGATACCAAGACCAGCCCCAGGTGAATCAAGACATACGTGGCCAGCATGTCGTAGTGCATGTATGCGATCCCCATGCAGGTGAGGTAGGCGACGTTAAACGCCACCAGTGCGATGAGCGCGGCGATAAATTTTGTCAACGGGGTCATGGGGCTCTCCTTGAGCCGCGGAACGGGTGACTGGTTAATGCCCGCCCACGATTCGACCTCCTGACGGGGGTCTATAGGGCGGAACCATAGGGCGAAAACGGCAGGGCTGCGCACTTCATGACGACCATCTGGGTAGGTAACTACCCAATCTCCCTGGCACACCCGTTTTACCCCGACCGGAGTCTGTATCTGACCGTGATTGTTATGGTCGTAAAATCTCTTGCAGTCTTCGCAAGTACCGATCGCCATACTTCCAGTCACCGCCGGGTGGTCCCCATGACGGAACCACTGCACGGCGTCGACCTCCATCCCATCGTGTACGTATCTAGTCATGGCTGGCCTCCAAATTTGGCGCGATAGTCTTTTTCCGACATCACATGGTATGTCCCGGGTGATGTGATTATTACCCAGTCACCAGGGCAAACCGTCATTGGGATGAGGTCTGGTAGTTGTTGCCCTGCCGAAATATATGTATACGGGTCGTTAACCGTACTGGCGAGGTTAATGTGGATGATTTTTGGCTTATCAATGTTTTGGGCATAAAAATCACCCTCACTATTCGGGCGCGACCTCAACAAGCCATGGCCCTCTGCGGTTTTACCGCACCTTTCGCACAAGATCGACTCCACCCCATTGAGCCTGGTTATGCTTGGGGACTCTCCCGCCCCCGGGATTAGCTGGTATGACAGCGCCGTATTGGGGTGGATATTAAACCAGATGTGCTCAAAATCTGGCGTCAGTTTTGACACATCTGGGGCCTCAAAAATCATCTTTTGCCCCATGGGGTAGTCAAAATCCTTCCACACGCTGGAACCCCTGTAATCCTCGTTACCGCACATATTTTTGATCTGGACAACAGCCCAACCTTTGTTCATTTTTTCTCCAATTCGGCCAGGTGTTTCAGGTACTCCCGCTTGAGCCACCGCTTGGCGGCTTCGATGGTGCCCCAACTACGGGTTACCTTCGTCTCGCCAGTCCAAAGGCATGTCCCTTTGTACTGCCATCCCAGAGCAGATGAGTACTTGAGTTCGATCCGGCCCACCACAACAGGTGATCCACTCACGCTTGCGTGCATGTTTAAGCGAGTTTGACCCTGCCCCCAAGGGGCTGGGCTTGGATAACCTAGGCCCGTAAAAGAGATTATCGGCCTCGCGGCCACTTCCCCCACCCTTGGATCATCAAATGGATCATCAAATGGATAGGCCGACCTGCCTGGCTTGTATCGTATCGGTTTATCGCTCATTTATTGACCCCAGATTGATCTGTTACGACCTTGGCGTGGGGAGGGGGGATCACAATCCCACCAGCCTGTTCTTTTTTGGCGTCCAGCACGAATTGCTCGAAGTCCAGTGGGGCGATGGATTCAAGATCGTCGGTGAAGGTTCGCGGCACGGAATCCCCGCCAGTGGGGGTGGTTATGATGTAGCGGCCATTGGCCCATCCCAGGCCAGGGCTAGAGATCACCAACAAGCCCTCATGCACACCAAAAACCGACAGGCTGCGCCCTTCTCCGCCCGTGATGATTTTTGTCACTTCCGTGCTGGTGCTGGGCCGCGTGGGAAGTGCTTTGAGTTGCTTTCTCGCTTCCCGGCCTGCCTTGGTTTTCAGGTTCGGGGTGAACAAAACGTGATTCTCCCGTTTCGAGGCCTGTTTCCAGACGCCGGGGTCGGGGGCTCCGTCTGCAATGCCGTCGCATCTGTCGTCACGACTGGTTGGGGTTTCCGCCCCCTGGGCCTTGGCAAAAGCTATCCATTGATCCATGACAGCCTCGCGCGCCACCATCAGCGCGATGATTTGGGCTTCGGTCTGACTTCCGGTCTTGACCAGCCAATGCTTTTCGATGATCTCATTCTCCATGGTTCCCTTTGAGTTCGGGTTCAGGGTTGGGGTGAAGGGCATTCGCTCCGTGGCGTCATTGCCCCGGGTGCCTCGGCACAGCCTAAAGGTGGGGGCGGGAGTCGAACCCGCGACCCTCTGCTTGGAAGGCAGATGCTCTACCATTGAGCTACCCCACCGGGTTAGTCGTAGGGCCGGATTTGATACCGGCATCCTGGTCAACTCACTCCCCCGACACCGGGGGCGGGACTAAACCCGCATGGCTCCCAGGCGGTACGGTGTCTAGCGGGTCACTCCCCGCCGCCTACGACTAATGGGTGCAGCGGGGATCGAACCCGCCAGGGGCTGGCGCCCCTTATCCAACATCTACGCACCCAAATGGCCCATCAGGTGGGCCTCAAGCTCTGCCTTGCGCCTGCGGTAGACCTCAACCCTGTCCAGGTCTTTTTGAGTCGGTGACGCTATCCGCGATAAGTCCATGTTGTGCTCAAGATCGCAAATCTTGATCTTGATCAAACCGGCATCCTCTTTGATGCGCTCAAGGTAGGGTCCAATCCCCTCAAGTGGGTATTTTGTGAGCGTGAGTATCCCATCAACCACGCGGAGCGAGAACCCCATGTCAATCAGATCTTGCGTCGATAAATCTGTGTCCTCTATCAAGTCATGACCCAGGGCAGTGCAGCACAAATCGGGGTCTACGCTCGGCGTAATCCCAAATTTTGTCCGCAAAATCCAGTACACGGCATGCGCGTGGTATACGTACGGCGCCCCGCCCTTGTCGTACTGGTTGGCGTGGCGCTCGTACACCAGCTCGAGCATCTTATTGACCTGGTGCATTTTGGCCTCCGATCTTGGCCCGCCCATATCCAATCCTCCCGGCCTGCTCGACCACGTCCCGCGCAAGCTGGATGTCGTACGGTTGCAGCACGGCCAGCACCTTGACCATGTCGTCCAGGTGGTCGTCGTTGATGCGCGCGTCAAACATCTCCCAAGCCAGGTTGTAGGCGATGGCCATCTTGTACCGCGCCAGGTCGATTAGGTCGATGGTCACAGCCGATGACCACGCCTCAGTCAACGCCCGCCGAAGTGACCGCGTAGGATCGTGGGCATCTTCGCCCGCGGCCACGGTCATCATAATGATGCGCACCTGGCGGATGGCGTCCTTGATTTTCTCGGACTCAAAATTCATGGGGGCTCCTTATTGTGTTAGGCGATTACATCACAGTTTACCGGATGAGTCAATGGGTTTTTGGGGGGGTACCTAACCCGGCCTCTCGCAGCATCTCCATCACCGCATACTCCACCCAGCCCGGTATCTCCCGCTCTCCGTACTCCCATTTTTGGTAGGAGCGGAGGTTTACGCGCTGGATTTTTGCGAGCGCATCGACCATCTCGCGCTGGTACAGTCCCAATGCGTGGCGGGCGCATGCGAGTTCGTGGTGCGTCATCCTGGGCTCATTTTCAGGCTTCAACAGACATCTCCTTGGGGTAGTTGGGCGCGCGCACGCCTTTTGCCAGGCGGAGGTTGATTTTTTCGACCTGTTTCAGCAGGGTATCGCGCCGCTTTTCGAGGGCGGACCGCATCAGCTCTGCCGCCTCCACCTTGGTCCCGGCCAATTGCGCCTCGGTAAAGTTTTCGTTAAGCGCGTATCTTTCGCCGGGAGCCACAAGGACGTATACGTCCCCCATCTCGCCCTCACGAACGTCACGCACGGTCGTCCACTTGCCGGTGGTGCCTTGGACGAAGCACACCCAATCGCCTGATCTAAACCTGCTCATTGGCATCCTCCACGTTGTAACGTTCGTTTTCGGCGGGCTTTTCGGTCGTCATGGTCCAACCTCGTGATGATCCGTATTTAACTTTCAGCGCCCAGGCTGGTTGGCAGCTCTCTCCAAAAGCACTGCAATCGGTGATTTTGTTTCGGGCGCACCCGCCGCACCCAAAGGACGGGTCGTACAGCCCATCATAGCCATCACGGGCCAGAGCATTCCCCAGCCAGGCCTCCAGGGACGGAGAGGTTACAGGAGGCTCTTCGTGTGGCTTAATATCCGACTGCGGACGAAATTTTTTCCACGGCCGGTAAAGCACAGGGCACGTTAAAATACATGGTTGGCCCAGGCAACGGACAAACTCACTCATCAAGTCTGTCCGCTCCATCCCCCGTTGGACAGAGTCTAAATAGGGTAGCCCCATGGTCTCCCGATGGGGGCCACAATGTTTGACCCAGATGTCATCCGTCCAAGTCCCTCTCATGTCGATTTTTTCGCTCACTTCGCCTCTCTCCCGGGCAATGCCCGGGGTTCGGTGGTTATCGTGCTCATGCGCTATGCGCCCAGGGCATCGTCGATGGATTTTTTGACGTCCTCATAGCTGCTGTCGATACGGATTTTCCCCTCGCCAAAAAACACGGTAGATTTATCCGACCTCTGAAGGTAATGTACCACCTTCTCGGCCACGAAAAATCCACTCTCCCTCGAATCTGGATTGACGAATGGGATTGTGTGATGGCCATAACTCCCGACCTGGCGCCGGATATCATCAACCATGCCATGGATATCGTACGTACCATACGCTCCGCTTGGCCTGATGGTGATGATGCCTGGTGCGTCATTATCATCTCGCCACGCCGCGGTCACCTTGCTGATGTCGATGGATACTTTTTCTCCGTCGCTGGCCAAAAATTCGGTAAATTTTGACATGTATTAATCCTTTTTATGTCGGTTGTGTGTTATTCGGCCGCGTGATACGGCCTCATTTTTTGTAGGCGATCATGTTGCCTACATGGGCTCCCCAGCAAACTCGGCGGCCCCAAACACATGCAACTCGTCTGCGGTAGGGCCTTTTTTGGGGGCGAAATAGTTGTATTTGACGGGGCGAGCGTTGCTCTTGGGGGTATTGACCAGGCTGGTAACCACCGCCTTAGCGGACTGGTATGCCTGGGCGGCGGCAACGCGGTCATCTTGAGTGCTGTTGGTATCGGCCAGGACTTCACGCCATTTTTTGGAGGCCTCATCAGCGGCGGCACGGGCGGCTTTGATTTGTTCGTAGTTGCTCATGGCGGTCCCCTCTGGTTGTGCGTTTGGTTTCGTCGGGCTCATCCCTCACCCCATGATTAGACTATACGCCCAACGGGCGTATGAGTCAACAAAAAAATGCATCCACGCAAAAATAATTGCGAAGCCGCATTGAATATGAGGTTGCGCCACCTACTCCGGCTTGGGGTCTCCCCGGTCATTGTCGGGGAGGATCGCCACGGCCTGCCCAATCTCCACCCTACCGGCCGTCATAACAGTCAGCTCGGCGGACTTGTCCAGTCCCAGCAGCTTGGCGCGGCGCTCCATGATCTTGAGGGCCAGCTCCCCGGCCTTGGGATCGCCAGCAAGGGCGTTGAGCCAAAACTGCTGCTGCAGCACGTCCAAGCGAGCCTGCTCGATTGAGACGTAATGCGTTGCCATCCTGAGCCGCTCCTCGCGCATCTCCTCCATGATGACCTGCACGTCCCGTGTGATGGTGGACGGGTTGACGTTGTAGGACTTGGCGATGGACGACTGGCGTTCGCCGGCCAGGAGGCGCGCGGCGACATCGGTGCGGCGTTTGTCCAGGCGGGCGTCTTCGTTGGGCCTACCCGGCTTGCGACCCTTCTTTTTTGCGGTCGGCGGCCTGTTCTGCGTCTTTTTTCCGGGCATCTGCTTGCCTATTGAGTTTTGCGTTTTTGGGGCGCGGGTGTGCACATATTTGCTTTTCCCCCCATCCCCGACCCCCGCCCCGTCAATCATAGTAATAGCTATGTGTTATTGCAATAGGTGCTTACGGGATTATTTTTGGCCCGGGTGATTTTTCGTGTTGACATTACCGGATGACTATACTAGTATCAGATCAATCAAGGCTGCTGAGGGTGGATACCCATCCCGGTGTGGACAGACGGGGGGGCTAGAGTGTGCGCAGCCCCGTGGAGCAAAAGAGCATCCGCTGCCTGGTCATCCGGGCCAACGCATAGCCCAGGCGCACCAAGCCCAACCCCAGCACGACGGATGAGGGTGAGCGCCCCGGCGAAAATAGGCCAAGCCGGGAACACAAATAGAGGATTAAAAAATGAATGCTCCGTACTGCGTGGACTGCGAAAAATGCCTTAAGACCTTCGGCAACACCAACCCTCCTGTTTGCATGGATTCGTATGTCAGCACCGACATAGTATCGGGGCGAAAGTCCTATACTGACTGCCGGACGATACGGGCGGACGCCAAAAAATGCGGGCCTTCCGGGCTATGGTTTTCGCCAGAAAACAAACCAAGTGTCGGTAAGTCGATGTTGAAGCGTGTGTTTGGGTTTTAGGTCCAACCGCCTGCGCTGCCGAATTTGGGGCCCCGGACTACTAGATCGGACGAGCGTTTACGCGCATCGCCCGATCTAGTTACCCGGGCGGAGGTTCGAGCCCTCCCACAGGCACTAGGCACATGGAGGCACGGAACGATGCCACGCCACGGAGTGCCTGTAGTACTCAACCGATAATCACGGAGTGGGCTTAAATGACCCCATGCAAACTGGCGATCCTTGAGGTTGCATCAAGCTACTCGCACTTTGACGAGCTGGTGCTTGAGGATGATTACAGCCTGGCGGAGATTATCCCGGCGTGCCGAGAGTTGGCCGAGGGAGGATACCTCACCCGGGTACAAGGCGGGTACAAGATCGCTGATCTTGGCCGCCAACACATCAAGCGGAACAAAAAATGAGCCCGAGAGAGCGAGATCGCAGCTTTGTGCTTTGGTCGGCCGGAGTGTTTGCGATGTGCCTGGGGTTTTCGGGCAACCCGGTTTTCGTGGTTCCGCTGGCCATCGTCGGCCTCTGGTGGGCGGTATTGCCCGGGTGACTAGCCCACAAGGAAAGTCGGCCAATCCCACGCTGGCCCGCATCCACATCCTCAAGGATCAGCTTGGCATGGCCGATGATGCCTACCGTGGCATGTTGGAGGCCAAATACGGGGTGCGCAGCTCCAAGGACTTGAGCCAGGAGCAGCGCGCGGACTTGGCGGGCCTCCTGGATGACATGCTGATGGAGGCGCAAACCGGATTGACCCGCACGCGGACGGATGGGAGATGACCAGCCCACAATGCTCTCTTAGCTCAGTGGTTAGAGCGAGCGACTCATAATCGCAAGGTCGCGGGTTCGAGCCCCGCCGAGAGCACTCCAAAAACAAAAATCCCGCTGCGGAGTTACCGTAGCGGGAAGTTTGGTCAGCGGCCCAGCTCACCATGCCGATGGGGGTGAACGCCTCGACATAACCAATACACCATCATTTTTTGGGGATGTCAATGGCGGAGAGGATGACGGCCGACGAATTTTACGTGTGGCGCAATGATGTCATGCGGATGACGCAGGAAGAAATAGCTAAGTTCTTGTTTAAAGACACGAAAACGATCAGGCAATGGGAATCCGGTAGGCATGAGGTAGACCCCATGCTCAAGCGGGTGATCATGCTGGGAGCGGACAAATGCGCCAATGCGGTAAAGAGCCCCCGGCGCGGTCCCCACCGAAAACCAACCAAAAATGGCTAAAAATGAGCCGCCAGTCAGTTTTTACTGGTCAGTCAGTCCATGACCACGCACTGGACGAAATCGACGATCCTAGCGTGATCCTGGAAGGAGTTTGTGGGTATTGTGGGGACCTGTACTACGGACAACACAGATGCCCACAGATTGCCTACGACAGCTATCAACGCGACCCCAGGGGTGACCAGCGATGAGCGACGACAAAAAAATCATCTGCGCCCTCCCGGCCGAAGAAGTCTTGCGCCTGATGCGCCTGGCGAGGTCGCTTGATCTTGACCCTGATGACCTTTACAGGCAGGTCGTCTCGGCGGGGCTGTCTCTCATGGAGGCGACCGCCGTGGAGATTGATGAGCGGATGCGCGGCGGAAAACTTTTGGTGTGAAGTGTTTTTTGGTTGACACGCACGCCAGTAGATGTTAAACATTATATTAAACACGGGGGATGCATGGCAAAAAAGCAAAAAAGGCAGGTCATCATCAAATCCATCGGGTTCCCACCTGATGAGCATGAGACGATCCTGCGCGTGTCCAAGGAGTCAGAGCGGTCATACTCGGCCACTGTTAGGCATTTTATCAAGCTGGGTATGGATAAGGATCAAAAAAAATGAAGCGACCGTCTTTCCAGTTTTACCCGTCAGACTGGTTGCGAGACCCCGCTTTGCGGGCATGTACGACTGGCGCGCGCGGTATGTGGATGGACATGCTTTGCTACATGCACGAAGGACAACCATATGGGTACCTTAAGGTTGGCGGTAAGGTTATCCTTATAGATAACCTTGCTCGTATGGTTGGGGCAACCTTACATGATGCTCAAGGTTGGCTCGATGAGCTGATACAGTTTGGGGTTTGCTCGATTGATGAGGATGGGGCGATCTTTTCCAGGCGCATGATTCGTGATGAGGAAATTCGCGAGAAGCGCGCTGCTGGTGGTTTCAAGGGGGGTAACCCTACCCTTAAAAAGGCGACAGACAAGGTTAACCTTGATCCCAACCTTAAGCCAACCCCTTCATCTTCATCTTCATTATTAACTACACCCACCCAAAGCGCGGGCGCGGGTGAATTTGATTCAGAATCCGGCCTAAAGGCGGGTTTTTCGCTGGTTCCCGATGATTTCACCCCCCCGGAACACTTTTTCGGGATGTTGAGCACTTGGGGCGTGCACTGCACCCAGGAGCAGATGGGTGAGCAGTTGCGGGAGTTCGTCAGCCACTATCAGTCCGAGCGCAAGGCGTCGGCTGATTGGACGGCAAAATTCCGCCAGTGGCTGCAACGGGCCCAGCGCATGGGGCACTTTGATGCAAAGCGCAGTGGACAGAGTGGGGGAAAATCCCCTCCGGCCGCAAGACCAAAATCAAACACCCCTTACGAGGTGATGTCATGAGCCAGCGCTCGGAAAGACGGCCATTCCAGGCGGAAAAATCATCCCCGCCCAGTCTTGGGGAGGTGGCCCGAATGATACCCCAGTTGCAATCGCGGATGGGCAAGGTTGACCCCAAGATTTTGGATGACGCGCTCACCTCCCCCAAGCGCGGGGAGGCACTGAAAATCACCAGGGACGCCCAGGGCCGGGAGTACTTTGACCCGCCCCCGCCCAAGCCCACCACTGAAAAGTGGGATGCCATACTGCTAGCCGGGGGCCTGGTGAATGGACTCCCTCAGCTGGACAAGCTGGACGACTTCCAGAGGTCCATCTACGACCAGCTGGTGGGTGGGGTCAAGAACGCCGTGCTCACGGGGGACGCCCGCACCGGAAAAACCTCCCTGCTGCTGTTGGCCCTGCACCACCTGTACATGTCTGGCCGCACGGTGATGATGGCCCGGATGTCGGAATACAAAAGCCAGTGTGAGCCCGGCTGGCGTGACCAAACCGGAGAGTCGGAGTATGGGGTCATCCAGCGCTACGCCAGGCCTGACGTGCTTGTGCTGGACGAAGTGGGCTACGGCAACGCCCGGCGCCAAATGGCCAGCGACCACGAAATCAAGGTGCTGCTGGACTTGGTGAGCAAGCGCTGCGCTGCGGGTAGGCTCACCTGGGTCAGCACCAACCAAAGCATGTCCGATTTGGAGGCCATCTACGATGCGCCCATCATCCACCGCCTGGCCGAGCCGGGCGCCTCGGTGGTGGCCAGCTTTGCGGGCAAAACCAACTACGCCATGAGGACGAGGACCAAATGAGCATCGCCACCGAAGACCTGGTCAAGCGCAATAACAACATAAGTAACTAATAAAAAGGGTAAAAAATGAAACTGAATACCGATCTTAAGTTGGCCCAGAACCCCAACGCCACCCCCGAAACGCTGGATTACCTTGAGGGAGGTCAATGACAACCCTGCAAAATATTGAGCTGGCCAAGCGCCTGGAATTTGACCGGGAGCACTACCAGGAGGAGCCGGCCCCCATGCCCCATGAGGGATATGAGGGCGGCCGCTACCGCTGCGGGGTTTGCCAGCTTAAGGGCTCCAAGGACTGGCTGGACTACCACAAACACGAGCCCAAGGGAGCGTGACATGGCAACCAACGGATTGAGCGACGCGGAAAAGGTATTCCGCCGGGACAAAATCGGCGCGTCAGACGTGGCCGGGGCGCTGGGCGTCAACCCCTACTCCACCCCCCTGCGCACCTACCAGGTCATCACCGGCCTGGAGCAGGTGGAGGAGACCCGCAAGATGCGCATGGGCCAGCTCATGGAGCCGGTGGCGCTCAAGGTGGCCAGTGAGGAGCAGGGTTGGAGACTCATCAAGCCCAAGACCTTGGCCCACCCCAAATACCCGTGGGCCATTGCCAGCCCGGACAGCCTGATCGTGCGCGACAAGCCAAACATGACCCTGCTGGGCCTAGGCAAGCCCGCCGACCACGCCAAATTACCTCAGTACTACCTGGGGGGGGTGGAGGTGAAGAACGTGGGCTGGCACATGCGGGATGGCTGGGGGGAGCCTGGTACCGACGAGGTGCCCATGCACTACCTGCTGCAATGCATGTGGGGCATGGCCGTCACCAACCTGCCTGTGTGGCACGTGGTGGTGATGTGGGACAACCAGGCCCCCGAGTACTACACCATCCTGCGGGATGATGAGCTGATCGACATGATGCTCACCCAGGCTGGCGAGTATTGGGCGAAGTACATCGACCCCCAGGGACCGCGCCTGGTGCCCGAGGCGTCCAGCCTGTCGGAGGCGGCGGAGGCCATCAAGTACCGGGTACGCCAGACCACCGGCGCCTACCTGGCTCCCGATGAGGTGGACCGCCAGTTGTGGGCGGCCTGGATGGAGCAATCGGCCATCGTGGACGCCGAGGCCGCCAAGCTGGACGACCTCAAAAACACCGCCCGCCTGCGCTCGGAGCACGCCGACGGCGTGGAGGGTCTCTGGCGCTACAAGCCCAACAAGGATGCCCCCAAGACCGACTACAAGGCTGTGGTGGAGGCGCTGCCCAAAACCGACGAGCTGGCCGCCCTAGTGGCTGCCCATACCGAGATCAAGCCGGGCGCGCGCCCGCTGAACCCCATCAAACCCAAGGATAAAAAATGAGCGATTTTGAACAAGAAGATTTTGACAACGAGGATCGCATGGACATGATGCACGCCCCCCAGCAACGGCGCGACACGCGCGCAGTCACCCAACCGAGACAAACCTGCGGGGGTATGCAACTCAACCCCTCCGGCATGAGCGCGGATCAAATCCGGGCTGTGCAGGAGGTGCAGGGTCGGCTGATGCTGGCCAAGAGCTTCCCGCGCGACCAGGCGGCCGCCACCCAACGCATCATGCAGTCCTGCAAGCGCCTCACCTTGGCCGAGGCCGCCATCTACACCTACCCTAAGGGTGGGACCAAGGTTGAGGGCCCGTCCATTCGCCTAGCGGAAGCCCTGGCCCAGGCGTGGGGAAACCTGGATTGCGGGGTGGATGAGCTGAGCCAAGGCAATGGTTACAGCAAAATTGAGGCCTATGCCTTGGACTTGGAGACCAACACCCGTTTTAGTAAGAAATTCAACGTTGTACATGAGCGACACACCAGAACCGGCGTGACCAAGCTCACCGACCCCCGCGACATCTACGAGACCGTGGCCAATCAAGGATCTCGTCGGTTGCGGGCGTGCATCCTGGCCGCCATCCCAGGCGACGTGGTGGACGATGCGGTGGAGGCCTGCCGTGGAACCATCGTGGCCTCCCAAAAGTCCCCCCTCTCCGAGCGGGTGAAAAAACTGGCGGGAGATTTGGCGGCCTATGGGGTGACCGTTAAAATGATCGAGACCCGCCTGGGCCACAACCTGCCTGCCATCACCGAGCACGAATGGGTGTCACTCAAGGGCATCTATCAGTCCCTGGTGGACGGCATGAGCGAGCCGGGGGAGCACTTTGACGTGGGGACGAACCAGCAACCCGCCCCCGCCAAAAAAGGCACCTCCGCCGCCAAGGCCCAGCTGTCTGGCGCGCAAAGACCCCAGGCCGCCGAAGGCGCTGTGTCCAACGGGCCCGAGCAACCCACCACCGCCCCCGCCAGCGACCTGCCCGAGGACTACCTGGCCCTGCGCGCCGGCCTGATCGACGCCTATGCGCGAAACGACCAGGAGGCCTGGTGGGCCAGCAACATGGCCGAGGTCAACCCCTACGAACTCCCCCTCACCATGTGGTGGAGGTTTTTGGAGGGCGGTCGCGGTAAGGCAGGCTGGGACAACCTGGCCTCCTGGGGCAAGGAGTCCGAAACCAGTAAGGCCGTTGAGGCCTTCAAAGGCACATCCATCCATGCCCTGATCGTCGCCGAAAAAGCGGCCATCAAATCCGGAGCGCACGGATGACGCCCGACAGGGAGGTGATTTGGCTGCGGGTATGGATAGCGCTTATCTCAACCGGGGCACTGGCGCGGCTGGGAGATGTGATGTGGCTGGTTGCGCTGTGCAATGCAGCCAGCGTTGGGATCGGGGTCTATTACACATGGATTACGATCCGCGAGTACCACAAGTGATAGGGGTCGGCTCGCACCCGGAGCCCAAGCGGGGTGTCTTTTAACGAGAGGAGGGCAAGTGATTGATCCTACAGAAACATTTCCTGTCGGGGCGCGCATCTACTTCGGGCGTGAAATAATCCCAATGACAGTTCGTGCGCGCGGAGAGCGCTACATGGTTTGTACCCGACCAAAGCCTCGGAGCCAATCGGGAGAATATACAGTAATTGATATTGTTGAGAAAATAAACGGAACAGAAAACATGGTACTAGGCTTTGGCGCGGAAACAGATGCGCAATGCCGCGAAATGCTGGAACGAATCGAAATAGGCCGGTCAGAGATTTCGTATCGGAATAGAGTGCCGTTAAAAATCACAAAAATTGTCATCAAATAGTGGCCCCGCAATGGGCTACAGGGTGGTAGCTGGGGGTGGCTTGACGGACACCGTATCCCCAGCGCCCCACCCTCCGGTGGAGTAGCTCAGTGGTAGAGCATCTGCCTTCCAAGCAGAGGGTCGCGGGTTCGACTCCCGCCCCCACCTTTAGGCTGTGCCGAGGCACCCGGGGCAATGACGCCACGGAGCGATGGAGGCGGCACGGCATAACTTATGCCAAGCAAGGAGATGGCATGCCATCCAAGCCAAAGGGCACCCACCCACCTATCCTGTTTTCTTGCCGCCTGCGCGGCCTGGTAACCATGACCCGGTGCGAGAGCTGCGACTTGGCGGGCAAGTGCCTGGCCCAGGTGTTGGCCAAAAAGCGCGGCATCCCCACCTGGCAACTCGCCGATGGCCGGGTCATCCCGCGCCCGGCCATGCGGCCCACCCCCTCCAAAAAGAGCCGGGTGCTTACCGCCCTGGCCAAGGGACACCGCACCCTGCCGGAGATTGCCGCCCGCGTCAAGCTCACCGAGTCCTCCGCGCTCCGCCAGTTGTCAGCCCTGTACAAGAGCGGGGAAGTGGAGTGTGCCCGGGGGGTATGGATGTTGACCTACAGCCTGCCCGGGTAGCTCAATTGGCAGAGCGGTTGTTTTGTAAACAACAGGTTGCGGGTTCGACTCCCGTCCCAGGCTTATAAGTTTGGTGAAAATATAATCATGGAGACACTATGGTACGCACAAACTTGCCGTTCGGTGAGCGCAAAAAACGCGTCATGCTTGGCAGGGTTATGATGATCGGATTGTCATTAACCATTGCTGGGTTGGTGCTGGCCGTTACCATACTAATCATGTGGTACAAACAGATAGGGGTGATGTGATGAGCGAAATACTATGGATGCATTGGGGCCCGCGTCACAGTGGGTCGGTGGCTCACGCAATAATGGATGGTGCGTCAAGGCCTATGTGCCAAGCGGAGTTGCGGGGGACGCCAAAGGAGGCCACGAATTCTGCTGTAAAATGCACGAAGTGCCAGCGATACGCGCAGGGCGACCCACGCAAAAAAAAGGTGCCGATTATGCGGCAAGCCACCAGCGACGAGATCAACGCGGCCATGGCCAGGTTTTTGGCCAGCGGGGGAGTCATCAAGCAACTCCCGCCAGACCGGCAAAATTTTCCCCACAACCCGTGGTACCACGACGAGGGCAAATGACAACCAAAATCATCAAGGCCGACCAAATGGCACTGCGCGCCCAGGCCGCCCTGGCCGTCAACCCCCAACCCGCCGCCTGAGGAGGCCCCCATGAAAACCACCACCATCGACAACGTGGCCTATGAGGTGCCGGATGCCGTGGCCGAGCACATCGAGAGCATAGGGGACGAATCCGCCAGACGGTGGGCCAAGCTGGCCGATCTTGAGGAGGATAAAGAGGATTTGGAGGACGCTCTGGAGACGGCGCAGCGGGGCATCCGGGATACCAAGCAGCTCAAAACCCTGGTGCACGACCTGACTGCCATGCTCCAGCGCCTGGTGATGGATAACCACGCCCCCACGCGGGTGGAGCTGGCCGAAATCGAGAGCCGGGTGGATGCCGCCACCGGCGATTATCAACGCCTGGTCTCCTAGGAGCAGCCCATGGCCGCCAAAAACCTGACCCAACCTGAGCGCCTGGCCAGCGCCCTGCGCGCCGCCTGCTACTGCTGCCAGCGGTGCGGGCGCCCGGGCGGGTTCGTCTACGACGCACGGGGGCGCATGGGGCAAACCCGCCTGCGCAGACGCACCAACGGGCGCGTGCTGTGCGACCAATGCCACAAGGAGGCCAAATGACCGCCTGCATCAACGACAGCCACACCCGCTGCACCCATGGTGGGCGGCCCATGTGCCGGGGGTGCTCCCGCATGCCCCCCACCGAGGTCTCCCTCGGGCTGGTGGAAGTGACCTCCGGGGTGGAACGCACCATGCAGGTGGCCCCAGCGCTCAACATCCCTCTGGACGACGAGGTGCGCGCGTTTATCGCCCGGGCTGCCGGGCGCCGGGTGGAGATCATCATCCGGGAGGCCCAATGACCCGCCGCCAACTCATCCAACACCTGTCAGCGCGTCGCGTGTTGGCCCGCATCCCACCCCGGGAGGATTTGGAGGCGTGGCCTGACGCCCAATTGGAGAGCGCCTATCGCGCCATGGCTGATCGCATGGCCGACGACTACAACCACAACCGACGGAGGACGGGATGACGATACCCATAAAGGTTTTTTACCCTCACGGGAACAACTGCCCGGCCTGCGGAGACCCATGCCAAGGGCATTATGATTACGGGGATGACTGCCCCTCATGCCAGGGCCGTTGCAGGGGGCATTTGGTCTCGCAAGGGAGGCCGAGCATGCACGAACTCAAAATCTGGTCCAAGTACTACGCCGACGTGGCATCAGGGTCAAAAACGTTTGAGGTCCGCCTTGACGATCGGGGGTATGAGGTTGGAGACCTGCTTGTCCTCTACGAGTATGGCCCAGACACAAAACTCCCTGGTAACGGGATTGCCTACCGGCGCGTGACCTATATCGGACGCGATATGCCCGGAGTGATGCCAGGATACGTGGTCATGAGCATCATCCCCGATGAGACATACACTCCATGACCCCGCCCATCCTCTACAACCTCTTGGCCGCACTGGCGGGCATGGCCCTGTGCCTGCTCTCCGGCGGGTCGTTTTGGCGGTGGGCGGTGCCCACCGGCGTGCAGGGTGAGGCCGCCGCCGCCGCCGTGGAGTCCATCGCCATGGCGTTTTGGTGGCGCAACGCCGCACCGGGCTACGAATACACCCTCAAGGTGGGCTTGATGGCCGCCAGCCTGGCCACCATCCTGCTGGGCTGGCCCCGCATGGCCTGGGCCGACAACCCGGCCCTGGCGGTGTTTCTGGGGGCGGTGCTGGGCCTGGCCTACGTGGGCGGCCTGCAATGCATGGGCAATGCGGGCGAGGCCTACCGGGCGGAGGTGGCCCGGCCCGGCCCACCCCGGCCCACCCCGGCCCACCCCGGCCCACCCAGCCCGTCACCCTGGCCCAGTTGTGCACCCCCGGCTACACCAAAACCGCGCGCCACGTGACCGAGGCCACCAAGCGCCAGGTGTTCGCCCGCTACCACACCCCCGCGTGCGCGGCGCCTATGAGGTGGACCACCTCATCAGTCTGGAGCTGGGCGGCAGCAACGACATCACCAACCTGTGGCCGGAGGCCTACGCCGGGGCCTGGGGCGCCCGCAGCAAGGATGCCCTGGAAAACCGCATGCATCGCCTGGTGTGCGCTGGGCAGCTGGATTTGGCGCAGGCCCAGCGGGAGATTGCCACGGATTGGGTGGAGGCCTACCGGCGCTATGTGGGGGAGGTGGACGATGAGGGCGAGGATGAGGAGGGTGAGGACGGTGGCGAGGCGGGCGGCGGGGGAAAGTGACCATTTTACTGGCGTGCGCAATATGGTTTAGCCCAGCATCCATGAGGCCTTGCGATTATTTTTGCGTGGATGCATTTTTTTGTTGACTCATACGCCCGTTGGGCGTATAGTCTAATCATGGGGTGAGGGATGAGCCCCGAAAAAAACAAATACCAGGCCAAGGGGAAACGCCATGAGCACCAACCAAATCCGCAAAGCCCTGCAAAACCACTTCGGCAAGCGTAACTATCGCATCACCAAGAGCGGCGAAATCCACGCCAAAGGCACCATGCCCAACACCAACAAGCAGGGCTGGTTCTTGTTCGGCTTCCTGGGCGACGCGACCACCGCTGCCAACATCGCTACACTGTAACCAACCGGCCCCCGCGGGGGCCGCCACACGCCACCATAGGAGATGCAAAAATGACCAAATACATTTCCCGCCAAGTCGAAATTGAGGCCATTCAGTGGTTTGGGCAAAATCTCCCAATGGTTGAGGATATTGTTGGAGAGCGTTGGGACTGCCCTAACTGCGGAAAATCAGCCGTTGTGCATGGGAGGATCAAAACCCCTGAGTCCGCCCACAGCACCCAGGTCTGTTGCCCGGGGGATCGGATCATCACTGGCCTCAAGGGCGAGCATTACCCCTGCAAGCCCGATGTGTTCGCGGCCAAGTACCAAGAGGTCAGGTCCATTTTCCCGCTTGACCTTGCCGCCAACCCCATCACCTTGCAATTCGGCATGGATGGTGACCAATTCTTTTTCTTGCTGGGCGCCAACCTTCAAGATGGAATCGTTGGCTTTGGCCCCACTCCCGAAAAAGCCGCTTTTGAATTATACAAATGGATCTCTTGGGAGCAATACAAAGCCGATCACCCCGAAGAATTTGGGGGCGACGATGCTTGCCCCTCATGCGGCGTGAATTGGGAAAAGGTTTACGCTTGCGGAAATCCAACCTGCCCGAAGGTGGGCAACAAGGAGGAAAAATAATGCCTACGTTTAACGCACCTGACATAACCTGCGGTGACAAGCATTGCCGCCCCTGCCAGTTAGGAAAAACCTCCGCCTACGGAAATCATTTATACTGTTCATTATTCCCGACGGTGGAATTAGTTTTTCGCGACGCCACTAAAGGAACCGAGCGTTGCCAAGAATGTTTAGATTGGGAAGCCAAACAAGAGGAGGAAAAATGAAACTAGAATTCATCGACAACGAAACCGGGTTGCCCGCAGATGCGCAGAAAATTCGAGATGAGGAAGAATGGGCAGAAGATGGGCTAGGGCGCAAGGCGGATTGCTTTGCGGTTACCGCCGATGGCGACGTTATTTTAATCGATTGGATTGGTAACTTTGTTTCTGCCCCCACCGGTCGTTTCACCCCTAGAATTGTGGAGGAGTAACACCTATGGATACACAAAAACACTACTTACCCTACGAACATTATGAGTCGTATTGTGGTCCTTGCCGCTTCAGGACTACCTCGCCTAGCTCAAGACTTGTACCAAATACTTCTTACGAAAATATTCAGGACTGCGTCGCTTTCTGGGAAACCTTGGAGAGGGCTTCTTATGAATTAGGAGATGAATTATTTCGTCAATGGAAACGTTGCGAACGATGCAAGCAGCACACAACTACTTATGCAATTGCCCCTAGAATTGTGGAGGAATAAAGATGCACCATAAGCTTCCAACTCGCTTTATGATATTCAAGATTTTTAGGGTTGAAGTTAAATTATTTAATTTAAACCGTGAAATTGGGTTAGGAATCCACGTAAACACGATGCCTTGCGCTCTAACTATTAAGTTAATCTTTGGCTGGTTTTGCATTACGTATTGGCCGGACATGGAAAAAATAATGAATGTAGGACAAACCAGGAATCCCAAATGATCCAGATATTCGTAGACTGTTTTTTGGACAACCAAGCGGATCTTCGCCAGCGGTTTAGCGCCAACCCCCCGGAGCAGTACCGGGATATTGTGGTTGCCGTGGTCAAGCTGCTGTCTGAAAAGCTCGCGAAAAACGCAGAATTCGTCCCTGACCCCGAGCGTGTGCATGAGATTGACGATGGGGGCTATCGGGGCAGACAGCTCTACGTCATCGGTGACAACGACTATTACCCCAGTCGCTACTGGGTAGTGATGGTGGCCTACGGGTCATGCCCAGGCTGCGATACGATGGCGGAGATATACTACTGGGACCCCCCCAAGCAGGTTGATGGGTACATGAGCTTGGCGTTGCACATCGTGCAGGCGATGCGCGAACTTGACCTACCTATCGTGAGTTAAGCGATGCGCCACAATACACCAAAGCCCGCTGAGGGATTGAGCCCCGGCGGGCTTGGTGTCACTGGAAACGCAACTACGCCAAAAACGACTTGGCCACCAGCGCCACAATGAGCCCCAGCACCAGGTAGGTGATGAGCCCGTTTTTGGACTTGATCCGGTAATCCAGTCGAAACGAGTGGAGCATGGGCACCTCAAGCACATGCGCGGCCAGCAAGATCAGCGTCAGCACGGATGCGGTGGACAGGGGGTTGGATAAAATATCGCTTACCACAGGGATGTACTCCTGCATGTGATCCTCCAATTAGGCCAGGGTGGCTTGGTTTGCGGTCAGGCCGTACTCGGCCATGGTGTAACTCTTCCCGTGGGCGAATCCATTCCCGCGGGCGATTGTGAGCTTGCGGATCAGGACGTCGGCCTTAAATTCGGGGGCGCACGCTTCCGCGCGTCGGTGGGCAATGATCTCCATTTTTTCTTCATCGGTCGCCAACTCCCCGGCGGCCGCGTAATCGAGCCTGATCTCATCTTGCACATCGGTGGGGATGCCCCAATTTTGCACCGCCAGGTCAAACATAAACGCAATGCCAAGCTCAGACGTGAGCCCGTACTCACGGGCCAATTGCAGGGCTCGCCGCCAGTATCCACCGGCCGCCTCGATTTGGAGCTTTTGACAGGCGCGCAGCTTGCCAAGCTCGGCAAAGGCGTCGATCCAGTCTTGAGGCAAGGCCCATTTGACCTTACCGCTTGGCAGGGTGGATTTGGCCTGGATGCCCACGGCGGCGGCCATACTGGCGCGCTTTTCCCCGGACATCAGGGCCAGGATGGGCATTTTGTCCATAAAAATGCTGGCCAGATCGGCGCGATGCTCTTTCATCAGGTGGGCGAGCATGGGCTGCAACGTCCCGGCCCCAAGGTTGAGCTGTAGGACGCCAAAGCTGATGCCCTGTCCGTCCCCGTTACCGGCCACCCGGCCATAGCATTCAGGGGGCCCCAGGCCGGTCTCAAATTCGGCGGTGAGCAGTAGGCAACGCTCCCGTAGGGTGATATTGGTCTGGATCATTCGCGCTCCCCCATCATCTGGCCTCTCATCATGGCGTTTTCGGCCTCTATTTTGGCGTTATGGATTTGCAGACGGGTGTTTTCGTCTCGCAGCTCTTTGAGCTCCCGCTCCTTCGCGGCGCCAAGCCACATCAGGGTTTCTTGCCACTGTCCGAGCTGCTTTCCCACGGTGATCAAAAATTTTGCCCCCCGCCAAAGCGCCGCAGCCGACACCCCAATCCCCGTGATGATCATGATGCCCTTGGGTGACAGACCAAGCCCGGCGAGTATCGTGGTCACAATTCCGGGCTCGGTCGCTTCAGGGGTCATGGGTTGGTCCAGGGTTGTGGTCATGGTTGACTCGCAGGCTACCAGACGATGGCGTCGGCGTCCATCGCTGTTTGCGCGGCGGCGATTTGACCGCGCAGATTATCCAGGTGGTCCAGGTGGAGCTTGACGTGGGCACGCACATCAAGGCCCACCTGCTTGATCTGCGCGTCGGTATGAGGTCGCCTCGCCCAGGCGCCCGCGCCGTCGGCGCACATGAAGGCGTAAGCGCCCGCAGGACCGGAGAGTATGGCCGCAGATACCTCACCGGACAAGTTGAGCTGGCTTACTTTGTCGGTGGGGTAGGTGTATGCCGACCCCAGGGCACTGCTGGTGATCCCAGACTCTATGGCCACCTGGCATGCCTGGGATACCCTTGAGTAGGCCTGGTCCTTGGCCGCCAGCAGGTGGAGGTTGTCCCCACCAAGGGCAGACACCACGGCGGATATCTGGGCTGGGGTTGTCCCGGGCGGGTAAGCCAACGTGCCATCCAGGTTGACGGACGGGATTACTTGGATGCCCGAGGCGATTAACCTTTTGCACATATCCATGGTTACGCTCCGATCATGATGGTCAGGTACGATGGGGTATACCATGTGACGTTGTTAGTCACGTTTTGACCCCACCCAGCTAAGGCCTGCAGGCCACCAGTCGACGTCAACACATCAATCCCGTTTAGGGTGTCCCCGGCCCCAGCCGTGTGAAATACCTTGCTGACTGGGTGGGTCGGAGTGGTCGCATCCAGCCCGACCCCCAAGAAAACCGCGCCCCCAGCCGACGCATTGGACACGTTGGCGTTAAACGATGCGGATATTTTGCGGCCAGAGAATGACGCAAAACCAATCTCCTTTGCGTTGGCGTCCAATGTTGATAGCCTGGTTAAGGTGCCATTGCTTTGCACAAAGTTGCCCGTATACCCGACTGATCCAATGCGGACGATCGGATTTGCCCAGCTGTCAACCCTCAGCTCGCTTGACATGCTGTTGCTCCCGTCGGGGATAATCATCCCAACCAGCGTCTTGGTGGCATCCCCGGTCATGGTCTCAATGCCGGTGGTGGCGTCCGTGCTGTGCCCGGTAGTACTCGCCATGATGGCCAGAGCTCCGGCGCTGGCGAAGGCATAGACATAATAGAGCGTCCCTGACGCCAGGGCGGTAAAGGTCGTGGTCACCCCAAGCGTGGCCGTGATCCCTGCCGTGGGGATTGCCAGACGACCCCATTGCCCTGCAGCCTGGGCCTCAAAAATCGGTATCCACATGCGGCCGTCAACGCGCTGCAGCTTGACGGTGGTGGTGGTGACCCAGACAAACACCCCGTCGACCCTGGGGTCCGCCGCCCCCGGTCCGGTCTGTGATACCAACACCCAGCTCCCACCGACGTATACCACATCAACGATCTGGAGCGCGGCAATGTCCCCAGCCAGCAGCGGGTGCCCCCCGGGCCGAACGATGCTGACGGCTCCGATCCCGTTGAGGTTGAGCGTGCTCGCCCCGGTATTGGCGTTGGTCGCCACGAATCTGACGTGCTCCCCGGTGATGAGCGCCCCCCGGCTGACGGGGAGAGCGACGACGTATGCATTGGCCGCCCCGGAATCCGCCGCATAATCAATGCGGGGATTGGGGAGCAGGACAAAATATCCGCCGGTGTTGTAATACCGGGCCGCCACGTACTCCCCGGCCAGGATGTCTCCCGCCGACAGGTTGGACCCGTCCTCACGGTTAAGGTTTTTGACCCCCAGCGTGGCCACGTTGACCGTGGATGACCCGGTGTTACGGTTGCCCGCGCGGAAAAAAATCGTCATCCCGTCGAAGTATGCCGTGGGCGCCTTTTTGACCCCAATCGCAGACAGCACATAGGTGTTGGCCGCCCCGGAATCCGTAAACATCGCGCCACCGGATGCATAGATGGCAGCGGCCTTGGATAGTTGGTTTAGGTCACCGGATGACGGTGTCTGACCTGTGTCAGTAATCAAATTCTCCAATTCGTCTGGGATTTGATTAAACTCTGCGGCCTCTAAAGTTGATCCGTTTGCCTTTGTAGGTATGTTTTGCATGTATTATCCTATATATTTAAACTGCACAGCGGTTGTTGCCGGTACAAGTTTCGTAAATATGCACTCTAGGAGTCGCGTATTTTGCGCCGGGAATGTTATCGGAAATGTGTAGGGGAAACCGCCTTGCGCTGGCGTGTTTACCTCAACAACCATCGTAAAACGTGCATCCTGCAATGACGAATACATAGGGATTGGGAACGTGAGCGGAAATGTAATTTCTTCCAATCCAGATTTTATAGTTATCGTATACCCATACAATGCTGCCAAATCTATAAAATCTTGCTCTGTTGATACGTTCATCATCGCAAATTTTACGATAACATTTCGTACGCGATCCGCAATAGTACCGGTTATGTCAAAGCAGTCATCCGGTATGCCAAGGGCGCTCTCCCAATCCGTCAGGCGTAAATTGATCTGCGACAAGACAGACTCTTGCGAGGCCAGGTTGAGCGTGTCATGCAGGCGCAAAAATTCCCCGGCGAACCCAATCAACAGCTGGCGAAAATTCGTTCCGTCCACCCACTTGGCGTCCCACGCCCGCCCGGGCGGGAGGAAGTGGGCCAGTGAGTTGGCGTGATCCTCCACGCTCATCTCGTCAAATAGGCGCACTATGGCCATGTGATTGCCCCCAGGGTGGCGATTTGCCCGGCCGCAATGTTCACGCTGGGCGGGGTCGGGCTGGTGAGGGTAAACGTGGGCCTGGACTGGCCGGTGGTCAGATCAACCGCGTTGTAGATCGCCGCATCCCAAGAGGGCTCGGACAGGTTTACCCCCACCTCGGCCGCCGCGAACAGGTCGGCCAGGGCTTCTTCGACTGCGGCTCGCATGGTGGTGGTGTTGGGGGAGAGCGCTGTAAAGACGAAATTGACGGGCACGGCGGTTGGCGCAGCCACGATCACATCAGCATCAGCAATGTGGGCGGGCTTGATCGCAAGGATGGCCGCCCTTACCGCCGCGATCTCTTCCGCGCTCGGAATTTTTGATCCCACATCGTTGTCGCGCATCGGGTAGATGGTCACCTGCCCGCGTGTCGGGGTGGCGTTTTGCACGAATACCCGAGTGACGCCAGGGATCATTTTTGCGGTGGCCTCGATTTGGGACGAATTAAAAAGCGCGAATGGCCGCTGGTAGGCCTGCAATACGCGGATGCGATAGTCTGCCTCAGCCTCGGCGTCAGTCCCACCCGCAATCTCGCCAAACTGGACGTGGGCGGTCTGATCCACCCCGACGATGGGCGTGGCGAAGGTAATCACCTCGCCGTTGCCAAGGCTTTGGGCCGCACCGTATCCCTGCGAGATAAGCGGCACACTGGCCATGGTGGCGGTGGCCGTAATCGTTCCGGTGGCCGGGGTCACTGGGGCTCCGGTGATGGCGTAGGTGTAGGTGTTGAGGCCGGTAACCGTGATCGCCGCGGTGATGTTGTATTCGGCCTGGGCCGCTCCGGCCATGGCCGGGGTCATCCCGCTTGCCATGTTGTGGGGGCTGACGGTGGTCACGTACGCGGTGGACCCGATGCGCACGATGCTGGCGATGGCGATTACCTGGGTGCCGATGGTGGCGAGAGATGTGCTCTGGTACAGGTTGCCAGACCTGGACGCCATGATGGTTCCGGACGGGATGGCGGTACCGTTTGTCCCGGTGGCCGTTGCATAACCCTGGGCCTGGGTGGCGGGGTTGATGTTGATACCCTTGAGGTTGCCCCACTTGGACAGGTAGTCCCCGGTGGCCGTGTCGGGGATCGACTCGCGCTCAAGTGCCCTGATCTGCAAATAGGCCTCATTGATCCGGCCCGCCATGCCTACGGCCAGAGCATTAATCCAGGACTTCGTCAACCATGGGTTGGATGCGGGGAGCGCGGCCCGGATGTCGGACCGCTCAGCATCAGCAATCTCCTTCGCCCCGGCAGGGTAATTTAGCGGCATCAGGCCCCCGTCGCATTAACAAGCGTGTACTGCACGGTCTCCGTGCGGTTGTTGTCTGCGGTCAGCGTAACATAGATTCGCACGCCGTCCAATACGGCGACGGGGCGGATGGTGATCGATTTAAAATACCCATCGTCCACCAGCCATTGCAGTGATTTTTGGGCGGCGTCCTTGAGCTTGGCCAGCGTCATATTTGTGAGGCGGGCCTGGTCCTGCAACCACAACTTCGACCCAAATATGCGCTCAATTTCGGGGTCGGCCTCCACGCCCCACCATCCGCGGCGACGATAGGGGTCATTGACCTCGGAGGCGTCGGCCCTGGCGTCGGTCATCAAGGACACAATGATGGATGTGTCCAGACCATCCACGCTCTCCAGGTCTCCAGATGCGGTCAGGTTGATGTCGTACAGGCCATCAGTTCTGGGGGTGATCTTGACGTCGGCGGTCATTACATCTCCCCACGCATGGACTGGATGATTGCCTCAATCGCCGTAAACTGCGCGATGACGCTTGCGCTAAACGGGAGCGCCCCCGATACGGGGTCAACGACGGTGGCTGTCTTGAGCGCCCCCAGAAGATCCTCGATCTGCTTGAGCAGCTCCCCGGTCTGGTTGCCCAGGGCAAATTTTCCGTCGGCGCGAAAGATCAGGTAGGCCCCGACCGGGAACGCCCCAACGGCCACCTCCCCAACGGCCAGCGGGTGCTTGCGAGACTCCCCATAAATGGGGATGGCCACCGCATTGCCAGCCTCGCCCCCGGGCGACAGCATCACGGCAATCGTTCCAGCGGGGGGGTTGGCGGCCATGCCAAACGGGATGACCAGGGTAGCGTTGGTGGCGCGCCCAATTGACTCAAGCTGAGCGACCTGGTACTTGCCGCCGTCCGTGGAGGCCCGCGAAATCGCCCCGAACTTGACCAGATTGGTGATCTTGCGCCCCAGGTTATTGAGTAAGCCCTGCAATGTTTACCCCCATTTTTTGGCGCCTCTTGGTTTTTTGGGGCCTCACCACATCCAGGGAGTAGGCATCCTTGGTGGTGCACACCACATCCGACGTGGCCCCGCCCGTGATGGAGTAGCGGTACGTCACTTCCTTGATGAGCAGCACGGCGTCAATCCCCGCCATATCGTCCCGCACGCGGATCAGGCGATTGGGCCGCAAAAACAGGCTTTGCGCCTGGTTGCGGTACCACCCTTGCACTGTGGCCCGGTACGTCATGGACCGCGAGCGCCGGATGTTGGCCTCCCACTTCGCACGGTCGAGCAGCGTGCCGGTTGACATTGCCGTGCCCGATGCGTTGATTTCCAGCACCCGGGTGGCGCGGATGCTGGAATCTACGGCCACCCCGGCCTGCCCGGTAACATCGGTTGATGCGGTACCTCCCCCACCCAGGTCAAGGCCAGGGATGGAGGCTTGGGCTCGCAGCGTGTACTTGTTGTACCGCTCAACCGTATTGTATTCAACCGAAAAACTCTTAATATTGCAAGCGTTTGGCTCTGATTTGGAGTTGACGAGCACCAAGTCCTCAATCGGGTAGGTCCCCGTGCGCTCTATGCTGATTTCGCCCGCCCGGGTGGTGTTGAGGATGGCCTGCCTGGCCCGGGCGCAACGCTCAAGGTGCTCCCAGATTTTTGCCCCCACGTCCGACTCAGGAGCCTCCCCCGCCGCGAAGGGTTTGATGCCCGGGGCGCGATCAAGCACCTTGATCTTGGTGTGCCCGTTGGCGGCCAGGATGTTTTCAATCAATTTTTTTAGCGTGATCTCCGTGGCCGCCGCCGAATAAGCCGCCACCAAGCTGGAATCAACCAGGTCGGCCGTGCGCGACCGCCCGCTGACGCTCACCGTGTGGTCGCTGGTTGTCCCATCGATCTTGATGGCCTCCACGTAGCCAGCCAGGATGGGCTCTGCGTCCAGCATCACCCGCACCTTAGACCCCAGACGAAAAGGGAACGATGCCGGATCGGTTAAGGACGCCGTGAAGGAAAACGACCCGGCCAGGGCCTCCATGGATCGCATGGCCTGGGCCTCGATCCATCCCCCGTAGGGCACCCCACCAACCTCAAGATGCATTTGGCCAAGGCTCATTTGCTCAGCACCGTAATCTCGCCCGCGATTTGGGGCGCCGTGGGCCAGTTGCCGTTTATGGCCTGCAACTCCCCTGCCCGGACGGTCTCCCCGTAGAGCATGTACGACAACACGCTTACCGGGATGGGGGGAACGGTCATGGTGATCGTGCGCGCCAGGGTGGGCTTGATGGTGTCCAAATACTGCTTGGTGGCCACCCGCAACTTGTCCATGGCCGCCAGGGTGGGTACGTCCATCAGATCGGACAGCGCGGCATAGCGGGCGTCAAACCCGGCCATGTAATCGGATAGCTGAGAGTCCGTGGTGTAGGTGTTGGCCACCAAGGCAGATGCCTCCCCCGCCAGCGCAAATGACCGGATGGCCACCAAAAACGCATCCTGATTTTTTTTGGCCTCGATTTTTTCGGCTGAAGTGGGGTTTACGGCCGGGGCCCCCTCGCCGAAGCTCTCCAGGCTGACGTAAAAATCAATCTGACCCGCCGGAGTGGTCGCCATATCCAGCGTCAGGTCGTAGATGTCGCGCATAGCCTGGGCCAGCTGACCCGGGGACTGCATGAGTGTGTAGGCGTTGGCTTGCAAGCTGGTGACCGCCGCCGCGAAATCCCGGGCTGTGTCGGCCACGGTACGCACAGCCGCCTGAGCATCCGACATGGTGCTCTTGACGCTGGCGATAGACGAATAGGCCCGATCCAGGTTGTTGGCCAGCTTGAGCGACAGGCTAAAGGCCCCCGCGAAAAACGATTGGATGGCGTCAAAGGCGCTCTCTTGCTCGACATCCACGGCTGCGGCGCTTGGCTTCGCTTTAAACGCCTGGACGGGCCCTTGGTCAAGTCCGAAGTCCATGCTGATGCGAGCGACGCCCAAGTCTTCGTTTTCGGTCACCGTGTACGGGAGGGCGACGACCGTCAGCTCACCGTAGAGTGGGTGCACCAGCAGGCCGGGCCCGGGGGTGTCGAGCGCGCGGATGATCGCGTCGCGGGCGTCAAAATACTCCTGCCCCGCCCCGGTTATCACCGCCTCAAACTTGACGCTCTTTTGCAGCGCCCCCAAGTCCTCTATATAGCGACGGTCGGAATTGATAAAATCGTGCACAACGACCTTGCGCCCTCCGCCCATGGTGTGCGTAGACACCAAAAACGGGACCCCGCGAAATGAGGCTGCGAGCATCTGGTCGAGGATCAATGGCTCAACTCCATGCTGAGGCCAAGCGGGCCGATTGGTCCAGCCGAGCGCGCGGAAGCCGACTTGACCATCCCGCCAGGGTCTTTGATGGCGATGATGCCCTCGAGGGACACGTTGTTTTGCGGCTTGAGGGCGGATGGGATTTGGAAGCCCATCGCGGGGACCTCCGCAGGGCCAGCGCGCCCGGGGGCGACTATGCCGTGCTCACGGTTGTACCTTTCCAGCGCTGGGTTGGAGTAGGCATTGGGCTTGGAGGCGGTCTTGGCGGCGGCGTCATCGGACAGGCCAACCAGCTTTGCCAGCCACTCAAATGCGGATTTTATCCCACCCCAGATGCGGTCGATCAGGTCGGCGAAAGGTTTGAAATTGTTGTACAGATGCACTCCAAGTCCGATCATCACGCCGACCCCGGTGATGATGAGGCCGATGGGGGTGGTGAGCATGGCGACCGACAGCACGCGAAACGCGACGATGGCCTTTTGGATGGCGGCGGGGAGTGACAAAAATGCGAGCTGCATTTGGACGGAGGCAAACGTGGCCGCTACCGCTGCGACGCGCCAGGCCGCAAGCGCAATAGTCCCCCCAACGATGACCCCGGTAACCACCGGAAATTCGGAGGCCAGTCTGCCCAAAAACTCCATGAGCGGAGACAAGGCCTTGAGGATGCCGTTAATCGCCGGGAGCAGCACCGTTCCCAGGTTGATGCCCATCACGTTAAGCTGATTTTGCATCAATTGGATTTGGTTGGCCGTGGTCTTCGAGCGGACCTCAAACTCCCGTGTCATCGACCCGACAAACTGCATCTTGTTACCCACCAGCCCAAGCGTCTGCGCCAGGATATCCTGGGAGCCGATCATCTGGTTAACGAAACGGGACGCCTCGTCCCCGAATGTTTTTTTAAGAAACTCAATGCGCGCGGATTCGGGCATTTTTTTGATGGAGTCCAAAAATCCGAAGATGGCTTTTTTGGGGTCGGTCATCAGGGCCTTATTCATCGCGGGTCCCATCAGTTGCATTTTCCCCAACATCATTTGCAGTCCGCTTGCCGCCAGCTCAGGGCTAACCATCATCTGGTTGGCAAACGTCGCAAATCCTGCCGCTAATTCGGGCGGAAATTTTAGGATTTTGAAGGTGCCAGACACCCGGCCCATGACCTCAAGTATGTCCTTGGCCTTGGCGTTGGTGTTGTCGTCCAGGTAGTTGATGGCGTCCGACAGCTCCTCGATCTTGGCGATGGGCACCCCCAGGCGAACCGACAGGTTGGCCAGCTGATCCCCGGCCTCTTGCGGGTTGATGTCCCAGGCGGTGGAGGCCTTGGCGGCCACCAAGGCGAAGTTGGCCAGATTTTCGCGCGCCACCCCCAGGCGACCACCCGCCGAAACAATGGAGGCGATACCGTCGGCAGCAATCGGGATGCGCAGGGACATGGCCTTGATGTCCTCGCCTATGGCCTCAAATTGTCCGGGCTTGTCAAAGGTGACCGCCTTGCGCACGTCGGCCATGGCCGTCTCAAACTGGATCGCCGATTGCAGGGGCTTGCTAAACACGTACAGGCTGGCCGCAACGCCAAGCATCTGGCCTTGCAACTCAGCCGACCTCACACGCAACCCAGCCATGCGCGCCTCAAATGCCTTGGCTGCGTCAGCCGACCCCCGAGCGCGCTTGTCGATCTCCTCAAACGCCCTGGAGACCTGGCGCTGGTTGGTGCTAAACCGATCGACCAGCTCGACAATATATTTGACCGAAAATGCCATGGGGCCTCTATTTTTTGCCCAGCTCTTCGCCGATTTTTTCGGCCATCCTAAACCAAGCGTCCATCTCGCCCAAGGACATCTCTTCGACTTGACCCAGGGTGAGCGCCCCCTGGAAGGAGTAAAGCAGGCGGGCCACCGGCATCATCACGCCGTCGGTGCAGAGAGCATCGACGGCAGGATAAAAGCCGACAGGTACGCACCAAAGATGCGGGATGAGTCATCCATCGACAAGGACTCAAGCATGGGCATGGTGGCCTTGGTCTCCAGGTCAAGCCAGCATCCGCCATCCACCAATACCCCGAGCATGCCATCCTCAAACATGGTGATGGTGTCAGGGTCGTCTGCCATCAGAGCCATCATCATCACCACGTCGTGGCCAAACCGCTTTTCGTCGGGCTCGGGAGCTTCAGCTTTTTCGGGGGCGCCAGACTTTTGCGCCCGGGTCTGCTGAGCCAATATGATCGACCCGACCGCAGATTTGACTTTAGCCAGGTGCTTGCGTTGACGGAGGGTGGGGGCGCGCAGGGTCACCACGTCAGCCTCGGCGGACGCATTGCCCTTGCGGTGGTACTGGATAGGCCGGGACAGCGTGACCTTGATCTCGTCCTGTTGGATGTCCATTGGATGCCTTTAGGGGGTTACAGGGCGGGGGAGCCCTCGAATTGGACGGTCATGGCCCCGTCTGCCGAGAGCGAGGTCTCGGGATCGTTGACCACGGCCATGTCGGAAAATGAGTTGCGATATCCGGAGACACTATCAGGGGTGCTGATGGCGTTGGACCCCCGGTTGGCTTTCCAGGCCCTTACCCAAGCGATGGACTCCTTGGTTGGGAAAAGATCGAAGGAGACCTTGCCTTTAAGGGTGGACACGTCCCGAGAATGCACGGGGACAACCACACCCCCCCCACCGGAAGCCATTTGCACTTTGTCCTCACCCAAGCCGGAGGTAACCTTGATGCTGTTGGGCTTGTAGAAGATGACCTCATTGTTGATGATCAACTGTGCTGAGCTGATTGCGTTGTAAGCCATGTGCACCCCCCCCCTTAGATGGTCGAAAACGCGATCTGCATCTGGACGATGGCCTCGCGGTATTGGGTTACGATGGGCACCTGCATAGACGTGGTGGCACGCCCGTTGGTAAGGTCGATGGTGGTGACCAGGTGGTCGTCAAAGTACTTGACCGCCGCCTGGCCTGCTTGGGTGAGCACATACCCAGGGCCCGACATTAGGCCGTACAAGCGCAGGTACTCGGCGTTGATGATGGACGCATTGGCTATTTTGTGGCCAGGGATCACGTCACCGCTGGTAAGCCGGTGTTGGGCAAAAGTCGCCTTGATATTGTTGAAGAAAATCTCGCGTATAGCCGACTCGGTCTCCACGAACTCCAAATACTTGAAGGTGGTGTCCGGGTTGCCCGCGGCGTCGGTCTTGTAGGTGGTGACGATCTCGCCCATCAAGATGGTGGTGCGGGTGCGGTTGTTGCCAAGCACAGACGCGCCAGCGGCCTTGAGTTCGTCCACCTCCGTTGCCGTAAACCCGCGCCCAGCGTCGATGATGGGGAGCGTGGAAAGGGGGGTGTTGAACATGGGCATGGCCGAAATGTGAGGGCCGCCCACCAGGTCGGCAGGACCACCAGAACCGATGCTGTACGCGGTGATGTTGGCGTCCTGGGTTAGGCGCAGCGCATCCACAGCGGCGGAAACAGCGGAGATCACGTCGGGGAGCTCAAACAGGCTACAGCCCTTGTAGTAGGTGGCGTTGACGGACTTGGCCGACAGCAACACCAGCGACTTGGAGTTGAGCGCATTGGCCGCCGCCTTGATGTTGGCCAGAGTGTCCGACTTGGTCGCAAACGCCCGACCGTCCAGCACAGCGTTGGTCGCGTTAAAGCGCGCATCCAGATAGGCAGATACGGTGGCCAGGCTCAGGTTGTGCTGCCAGACGATGGAGTTGTACCTGATGCCGTCAATTGTCGCCAGCAGGGTGGTGATGGTGGGGTCGGTCGCCCCGCCAGTCCACCCGGTCACGGTGTAGGTTACCCCGGTCACGGTGCCGGTCACCTCCACCGACCAGCTGTTGGCCAGGGTACCCCCGTTGGAGGCGGTGATGGTCACGGTGCCGGTCACGTTGACGGCGGTAAACGGGGCGTCGGCATCGGCAGTGATGGCGGCGACAATCGCATCGCCAATGATGGTGGCGGTGTCCGTGTTGGCCACGGCGATGGTGTACTGGTGCTGTGGGCGGGAGCCAACACTGACCAACAGGGTCCCGGCGGCGGTGGCGGGTCCGGTGAGCGCGATCACAGCGGTAGCCTTGACGGCCGATCCGTTGTCGTCCAAGGCGATGGCGTCAAAGCGGGTGATCTTGTTGTAGCGCTTAGCCTGGCGGATCATGCTCGCCAGGATTGAGCGCTGGCCAAACAGGGTATCCTCTGATCCGTCATTGCCGATGGACTCGATAAGCGCCCCGGCAGAGGCAGTCCCCCCGGCCAGTTTTTGGCCGATAAAGAGCACTTTTACGGGCGCGGTGCTCTGCGTTTGGGTGGCCGACAAGATGTTGACGGTGGACTTCGGCAGGTTGACTTCGGTCATTATTTACCCCCCTTGGGCTTGGCGGGCTGGTCGATGCTGATGACCTCCACGCAGTTGTCGATTTTGGCGTCTTCGATCCGGCGCGCCCAATACATGTCCAACGGGGTGCCGTGGCCATCGTCCTTAAGGTCAATGATGCTCCCGGCGGGATGACCGCCAAGCCCAATGTTGAGTCTGATCTTGATCATCTTGGTATCTCCGCGTCGGTAACGGTTATGGCTGGTGATCCGTGGGTGTTAAGCGTGGCCAGTCTAAACGGGACGCTCACAACGTCAGCAATGGCCGTGTCATCCTGGATGATGTCATAAGTTGCCTCAAAATCAAAGGCCCATACGATCTTGTCGTTGTTGGCCGATATCAATGCATCGCCAACGTATGCCGTCCTTGATCCTTGTCCATTGGTCATGCCAGTCTGCCAATTAACCCCACACATGGCGCGGATCAACGCCGGGCGAACGTCCTCAATTTTGTCGCGGGCCGCAACGCCGCCAACCTCGTTTTTGCGCGGGACGAACACCAGGATGTTTAGCGGCTGGATGATGATCTGGCGCACATCCGCAGACCCGCTTGAGTAGCCTATGGCATCAATGGTGGTGTTGCGATCCTTGTTGGCCCTGGATGGGCCTACCAGCACGAACATCCACATGAGGCTGGACGTCGCCCCTCGCTGGGTATAGTCGTTAAGCGCCTCTTCCAACGACAGTGCCCCCGCGATCCGATACCCATGAGCAGCCTTTATCGTCCCGGCGGCGGTCGGCGGGGTTGTGGATGCGACCGCGTAGGTGATCTGGGTTGTGGACGGGGTGGACAACACCTCATGCACCCCGTTGTATTCGGTGTCCGGGTCCAGGTACACGGGCGACCCGGTGGCGGGCGAAACCGTCGCCGCGTCCACCTGGAATTTGATTTGCGTGGGGGAGTCGATGGACAGCAGGGTCTTTTGGCCGTTGTACCCGGCCTGGGCCACCCCGGAAATCTCCACCGTCAGGTTGTAGCCCATAGTCAGATTGTGGGCCTGGGACAATACGGCGGTGGCCACCCCCCCGGTCTGCGTGAGGGAGGTGATGGATATTACGGCCTTCGCCCCAACGATAGTACCAAAATTACCGGCCACCATCCCGTGCGGGGTGGCCGTGGTAGCCGTGGCCACCCCAGCCGATTGCGACAGGGCCGAGATGGTTTTTTCGTCGGCGAAATATGAGACCTGGCGCGGGACGCTTTGGCACAGGCGGTTGATGATGGGGAGTGTTTTCATTCTCCCCCCAGGGCCGACTTGAGCTCGCGCTCAATGTACTGCTCCAAATTGCGGGAGTTGGCTTCCACCGTCCGGGACAGGTAGGGCCTGGGGACCATATTGTTGGTGCCTTGCTCCAAGTAGGGGGCGTAGTCAACGTCCTTGTCGGCCCCCACCTCAAGCTCCGTGCCCCCCACCTGGAATTTCAGCCCGCGCGCCAACTTGCCCGTAAACGTGGCCGGACTCTCCCCAGGGGCGGATGCTTGGTGCCGGTACTGCCTTCCAGCAGGCCCCTTGCGCAGCAGATACACCTTCCCGGATTTTTTTTCTTTGCGGATGTAGTCCCGGGCGTCCCTCACCATATCCCGGCCCGCATACCACAGGCCCTTGCGCACGGCCCAGGTCGCCTCAAGCGATTGCTTGGATATTTGCACGATCGCGCGCCGGTTGCCTGGGTCAGGCTTAAACTCCACGCTCATGCGTTGGCCCCGTTGGATGTTGCCCCGCGCTTGGTGGTTCTGAGGCGCAAAAATTCGCGGCGTTCGTCCAGGTCGTCTACCCCCAGCACCTCGTAATACTCGCCTCGGTACTCGATCCGCACCTGGTTGTCTACCCCAGCCCGGTAGCGGATGTAAAATTCGGTTGTTCCCACGCGCTGGATGGCTGTTCCGTCGATCACCTCAGACCCGGACACGGTCTTGACCATGGCCTTGACGGTTACGGCGCTGGCGTAGGAGCGGGTGTAATCAACCTGTCCGGCGGTGGCGGGGGCAATGCTGACCGGCCACAGCTTGATGCTCTCGCGCATGTCCCCCAAGCATACCCTGCGCATTGGCCTGCTGATGGGGGTGCACTTGGCCATTAGATCACCCTCATGACACGGTACGGGGCGAAGGCCCTCATGATTGCCGACGGGGGGTTGCTCACGTCGCAGTCCCCCCGGTTGGTGTAGGCCCAGCCGACAAATTGCAGCAGAGCCATACGGATTCCGGCGGGCACGTCGCCTGCCGCCGCCCCGTACCCGGCGGTAAACTCTATGGTCACGTTTTTGCGTTGGTCGTCCAGGTCGGTGGGCCATGATTTGCCAGCCGCCAGGCACACCTGGGCATTGCGAGATGCGGATGGTACAACCCAATCCGTGGATGGCATGGTGGACAGCGCCCCAGCCGACAGGTACTTGACCGCGCTAACGGTGGACACGGGGGAGATGGGGAGTTCGACGGCGTTAAAAATCGGAAAATCAGAAAAAATAAACTTGAGCGTGCGGTTGATAAAGGCCCTGCCCGTGTAAGCCTCGCCCCACTCG